TTAACTTGGTCAGAAGAAATCGTCACATTTATGGCAGCATCGTCTTCTGTGCCAGGTGTGTGGTTTTCAAAGTCTGCCGTGACAGAACCAAAGATTGATTGTGGCTTGCCTGTCGTTCCAGCAAAATAAAGTCTTTCCTCATAAAAAGCCACAGCCCTTGGGAATCCTTGGTCGCCGCCAAAAGCGCCTAATGACCACTTTGCTGTTGCATTACTAGACCCCACAACATTATGCGGTAGTACCGATATGCCACCATCGTCTTCTTTTACTGTGGCTGTTACAACGGTGGCGCTTGTGAACCCAGTTATTTCAACATAGCCAGTGTCATCATGCCGATACTCCCAAGTGAGTGCGCCATATTCTTCTTGGCCTTCAGTATGGACAGGGGGCGTATTTCCTGATGTTTGGGTGGAGCCAGTCACATGCTTATAAACATGCCCGTTGTAGCGAACAAAAGCGTTATTAGCATAACTTGTGCTTGCCGCCCACTCATCGTATGTTACCTCAAGAACCTCACGAAACCGCACAAAACGACCAACATCGGCGCTGGTGAACAAGTCCGCAGATGCCGTTATTGTTATCCCGCTGCCCGTGTCAGCAGATGCGTAAAGAGTTGTGCTTGTGATGTTTTCATCAAGGTAGGGGCCATCAACAAAATCTATATCTGATATTGTAAAGCTAGTGGCAGTTGTGCGCGTTAGCTTTGCTGGTTCGTGGTCCTTGTGTGCCAAGAATATAACATCAGCAGACTGTACAAAGTTAATCTCAAATACTTGTGCTTCTGTGTAAGTGGTCGTTACCTCGACAATCTTACCCACAGTGCCGGCACTTCCATAAGCTGTAAATGCTGAACTGTTTACACCAGACAACTCAAATGTATGCGTTGTTGCCCCAGCTACTGTAAATTCACGGTTATTCACCTCAGTCATACCAACCACTGAATTTATTAATACTTTATCACCATTTGTGAACCCATGTGAACTAGCTGTCACAACAGCAGGATTTGCGGCAGTTATGCCAGTGATTGTCTTAGTGGCCTCAGTTAGAGGTGTGCCGTTACGAAAGGCCCTAATGTAGTTGGCACCAAACTCAAGCACATAGGCCTGCTCATCACTAAACTCAAATGGCACTAAACGTATCTTGCCACCGCCTTTAGATGAACCGGCGTAATAAGTTCCAGGCCTTCTAGTAATGCCACCTTGCGGAAACACCACCATGTTCTGCAAGGTCTGCGCTCCGGCACTGTATTTCTGTAGGTCAATTCTACCCTCAAGGCGAGGGGATAGTTCACCGGCCTGGAAGCTAGTTACAATGGATGAAACTCTAGCCATCTTAGAACCTTGAATTTATGAATGAGTCTGCAATGATTTTGTCAGGCACACCCTCGGCGGCATCCATAGACCTGGCTTCTGACAGTCTAGCTTGGTATAGCTGAAACATCTGTTGTGCGACAGAGTTACTGCCAGTGATAGCGTATGCAACTTCTGATGCTAATTTATGCGCGACTGTACTGGAAAGCAGGCTATCGTATTGCTCAGTGTCAGTCACCCTGCTTATGTAAACAATCTTACAAACGGCCTCGTCTGTTAATATCTTGCGGCCCTCTACCTTAAACATGTTTTGGGAATCATACGCAGCAATATGGTTGTCTACGTTTCCATCCCAAAAAGAAAGCACCCTTAAACAGTAAGGGTTGGTTGGTAGTGTATATTGGTATACAAAACCAAAATCAGGGGCAACACTGTCCTGCGCCAGTGCCTTTCTTGTAATGGCTGTGTTCCAAGGGTGCGCTCTTAGTACCTGGTCACGCACGGTTGGGAATCTGCGATTGCACAACCTAGCTTCCTTTGAGTTTTCTGTTAGCGCCGTAATGGTCGCTGCGCCCAGCAAATCCATAGCTTCATTACAAATATCAACAACTGATGGCATGGTTTACTAGCCTTTCAACTCTAATCAGTACGCCCTTGCTTAAATTCTTTTCACCGCCCATAACAGGGCCGCGTTTCCTGTATGCTTCTCTTGCTATCGTCTTTAGCTTTTCTGTCGGCAATAATACCACAGTTTCGTCATCAAGTATAAACGCCCAGTGTGTTGCTTGGGTTGTCGCTAACCCGCTAGGCTTGTTTCTACAAAAAAACTCCACAAACACATTCCCAGTTCGTGAAGCTACAAAATCCCTTTTTACCTCTATAGTGTTTCCACTAAGTATGCCGCCCAGCCATTGTTCGGCTATCTGACCCACTTCTAAATCCCAGCGGAAGTCTCCGCACGGCTTCATCATATACCCTCCAAAGATTTATGGGAGGCGGCATGACCGCCCCCCACATTGTTTAGTTTACAACGTACTGGATGACAAAAGCCATGTCTCCACCAGTTCCACCTGTCGCATTAAAAGTTGCGGCAACATAGTAGAACCCGCCTGGGTCAGAACTATCACCAGCCATTGTGTACATCTTCTGGCCTGTAGTGTTTAGGTCAGCAGCCTCGTAACGAAGTTCTGCTAATGCTGCACTATCGGCAACAGAAGTAGCAAAGAAGTCCTCGTCCTTAACAGCGCCAGCATCTGTGTAGATACCAACATTGTATGTGCAGCTTCCACCTAAAGCGTCAGCGCCTACTTGCAAAGACACAATGGATGCGTTGCTTGGAATTGGTGCAAGCATCACGATATCATCGTCAGTGCTATCACCAGCAGCCAAGGCTACGTTTCCCTGAGCCACACGGATTACGCCGTGTAGTTCCTGGGCATCGTTAGCGACTTGAGGGGATGCCTCAAGATTCGCTACTAAGTCTGAGTTTTTAGTAGTCATCTTTTAGCTCCTAGTCAGGGGTTTCGTCACAGAAGATTTGGCAAACCTTGTTCTCTTCCATGCGCACCGCACCGATGCTCATGCAATAGTAAACCTGGGTTGCGTAACCTTTGTCTGAACGCTCATCAATACGGGCAGAAATGTCTTTGCCCATACCTAAAGTAAGACCATCCTCAGCCCACACAAAACATGTGCGAACATCTGTGGCAGAAACAGCCAAGCGGTTCGACATGATAAAGCGGAAGCCCATGAATGTATCCACATCTCCAGATACCAACGCCTTAACGGTGTTGAAGTCTGATGAAGTTACCTGAGTTGTTCCAAGCAAATCTTCAATCTGCTTTGGGCCAACTGCAATGTAACGTGGGATAGAAGGGTCAACGTCTGCGAGGTCTAACTTGCGCTTTGCTTCAGTTAGCTTTGCAACAGTTAGTCCATCGTTTGATGATGCTGAACCAACAGAGTTGGCAGTTGCATCTAGGCTTGCTGAACCACTACCAGTTTCACCTGTTGAGGCTGTACCTGTTGCAGCGGCAATGATGACATCATCCATCGCACGACCCATAGCAGCCGCAGCGGCTTGGGCATATGATGAGGTGGGGTCAATAAGCATACGAACCTTATCTTGGTCGTCAATCAGGTCAGCATACTCATAGTCAGCAAGGCTCAAACGTCTACGCCCATGTGGGGTATCAATCTGAGGCGTGTCGGCATTTCTTGATGTACGAAGCTGCGCTGTCGCTACACCAATCTGGTCAATAAAGGCATTTTTTCCAATAACATTCTCAATACGCACCGCATCACGAAGACGAGAACCCATCTGTTGTGATAGCATCTGCACGTTCGCAGAATATTGTTGTACAAAGCCCGTGGTGATTTGTGATGACATATCATGTCTCCATTGTTTTCACAGGTTTAAGTTACAGTAATTGCGATGCGCTACCCTTGCGGACACTTCTAGGTTTTTTAGCTACCGTTAAGCTATCGTCTTTCCGATTGTCTTTAGGACGGATTTCTCCGCTACCCTGCATGACCACCTCCCAATACTTATCAAAGAGGAGGTCAGGATTTACTACATCTCTCTGCGTACCAAACTCTAACGCAGTTCTTAAAACTTCAAGCCTTAATGAACGATAATCTAACTCATCCATGTATCTGGCTCATTAAATCCGCAACTCTCTTTACGGCTTGTTCACGGCCTACAGGGTTTTTCCTATCCCAATAAGCGTGGCTTCTATCGTTCATAATCGCGTCAACCTCTGCTTGCGCAGAAGCTGGTGTCATTATACCTGACTGTGACATTTCTGCAACAGTGTCTTCACTTGTCACACTTTGACGGAAATCAGCAATTTTAGCAAATGCTTTTATAAACTCAGGGTTATCCCCTAACTTTGAACCGTCTTGTAAAGTGATGTTAAACATTTCTGGGTCGGCAAACTCTTGCGCTGCACTAGCAGCAGCCGATACTTTTTGGTCGTAAGCACGGCCCCACTCTTGTTTCAATACTGACTCAGTGTTTTCACGGGCAACTTCAACCTGTTCCATTGTAGCTGAGTCTGTTTGCTCTACGCTGCTTTTGTAGTAATCAAGTACACCTTTGGCCTGGTCGGGCGTAAGGCGCAGCTTATGCGCAATATCTGCGTAATCAGACGCAACTTCCTCTGTAATTATGTTTCCATCAACCTCTATGTTGTAACCTTTAGAGTCTTCTGGCCTACCCAATCGGCTGTAAATCCTGTCTAAGTCCTCATCTGTAGGGTTTACTGGCATCGGTATCTTATCCGCGCCGATTAGTTTTTGCGCGTTCACATAGGAACGGGCTAGGTTTCCGACATCTTTGATGGGTGAAATGCTAGGGTGTCCACGCAATTCTTCTGGTATCAATTCTAAAAACTCGTTACCAGACCCACCTGATGCTACTTCTGCTGGTGTCTCCATGACAGTCGCAGTTTCTGGCTGGGCTACCTGTTCGACAGTTTCTTCTGACATTTATTCCTCTTTCATCATGTTATGGATATGAAGGATAACAGCACGTTTCCCTTCCTCAAATGCTGTAGCATTGGCATCGCCAGCTACATAACTAGAAGCACGATAGTTACACCTTGCCTCTAAGTCCTCTAAGACTTTAGTTGCGCCATCAGCGGTAAACGTCTGTCTGTAAAGGAATTTTATCTTTTCTATTTCTGGTGTCACTTACTAACCATCCTAGATGCTTGAGCAAGCTGGCCTGCGTTCTGTATGTCTTGTTGCTCTTGCATCATTTCCATTTGTTGCTGTTGCTGTGCTGCGCGTTCCTCACGAACCTGTTGCACCTCACGCTCTGACTTCAATGCAGTCTTTGGTACGCCTAATGCTTCAGTCACATGCTTAACTAATCCATCTGCATCAATATGGTCTCCTACTGGTATGGATTGTGACAACGGCATAAGTATCTCCAACGCTTTCATAGTGCTGTTGAGGCTGCTTGACTTCTGCGCACGGGCTAGTGGTGATACATATTCAATATCTATATCGCGTCCTTGTATCATTTCTGGCGGCTGTTGAAGCATGTCACTGCGCAGCATTAGCGCAAATACACGGTCAATAAGAGGCCGAAGCATCTCATTCATCAATCTTCCCAACACAGGGCCAATCACTCTCATGCGTTCTTCTTGGCGCTGAACAACCTCAGTAGCTGTCATATTCGGTGCGCCACCGCTAAGAAGCTGGTCAACATAGAACGCTGAACGGATAGCTGTACGCCGTTGTTCTTCCATACTTAGACCAATAGGGATGTTTGCGCCTGTGTTTAGCGGCGTTATCATCTCTCTAGTACCGCTTCTAAAGAAGTTCAATCCCCCAGGCTGCGTTCTGATGGGCAAGAGGAATCCATCATCAGGAACAAGAAGGGGAGGGTCTATCTGTTTCTGAGCAGCTTGGATGATTGTTTTAGACATAAGATTCAACATCTTAACGTCAGGCAACGCAGTCATCGCTGGGGAACGCCCCATTGTTTCACCAGTCGCCTTCAAAAATCGTGGAACAATGTACGGGAACTCTTGGAAGCCACTTTCGGAAATCATCATCTTTGTTTGCATATCAATGTAGAATGATGCAAACGGCATGTTCTTATTATCACGCTTGTTAGGGTCACGGTTAATACGCGGCACAACAGCATGCAACAAATCTATTTCGTCATCTGGCTTTTCCTTAAACTTCTTGGCAATGTAATCACTAACATTATCAATGCCAAACCTCTGTACGGCTTGACGGGCTGGCAGCCTGTACAACCTAAATACTGTGTCTACAATACCAAACTGGTTTTCTTGAACGTAGAACTCAGATATGTGTCTGGTACTAAACCGTAAGTCACGGTCATCCATCTCGACAAACATGCAGCCTGTGCCAAATACAACCAGGTCAACGTACATCTCATGGATTTCAGTTTCAAAGTTAGAGTGGCTAAATGCCCTCATCATGCGCATGCTGGTGTCTTGCAACCACTCGCGCACCTCATCGTCACGGCCTATGTCTGCATCTTTTAAGTCTAGGTGGAACCAGGGAGTTGCACCACTTGTTAGCATGCCATGAAGACTAGCAGATAATAAATCGACAGCCTGCAATGCAGTGCCATCGAATATCATTTCCATCCGCTTTTCGCCTCTGGAACGCTTGCGAACAATATCCGCTTTGCGGGGCAGCATGTAATCAGCCAGTTCCTGATAATGCGTATCCCAATTATCCCTACGGGTCTTTAGTGAATCGTACCGCTTTACCAGTGACTTAATAAAATCTTGCATAGATTACCCCAATAATGTAGGTGTGCCGCCTGTGCCAACAGGCGCTGAACCGCCAGTCATGCCAGCGCCAGCAACTATAGTAGACCCAGCGCCTTTTCTCTGACGGGATTTTTTTACAGCTTCTTCAGATAATGCTGCTGCACGTTGCGTATCTTCTTCACCCGCTTGGGCTGGTGGTGGCGGCGCTACGGGTGCTGGTGGAACATAGACCTTTGGCTTTAGAAAAGACATTATGCGCTACCCCCTGTTGCGGCTTTTTCACTTGGCTTTGCGTAAGCTACGCCGTAGCCTTCCATGATTGTACCTGCACCACCAGACCTTTTGCCTACAGTACGGCGGCGTTCCTTAGACGCTAGGATTGTTTCATCAGGCACAACCTCTGGCGTTACCTCTGGTGTAACCTCTGGTTCTGGGGTTGGCGCACCGCCCAGCATAGCGCGGCGTTCTTCATCTGTAGTGCCAGCAACAATATCGAAAGTTTCCTTGCCAATCTTCTTGACTGGCTTCTCAATGACTTCCTCAAAGACCTCACCAACACCTTTAGTAACGCCTCTTGTAAATTTCTTAAATGTTCTTGCAACGCTGCCCATTGTCTAACTCCAACTGTGAAACCCTAATTTTTGCGTCTCAGTGCGCAACCAGTACGCATTTTTGTACCCTTTATTAGATAACATACTTTTTAAGTTTCGGAAACCTATAGCTATGCTGCGCTTTCCACCAATAGCAATAAAGTCAACTAGCCACGGAACTGTGCCGCCACCATCATAACCGCCTGCTGGAAAACATAAGCTGTCTGTATACTCTACAACTTGGGCATAATTAGGAAACGCCCAGGTCGCAAAACATATTGGCATGTCAGAATTATCTCTTAGAACCATGTACTGACCAAGCATCATAGGTGGACGGATATACTTCTCCACCTCATCAACGCCCCACCAGCCGTGATAATCACTGTAATCAAGCAGATACTTGATAGCTTCTACATCTATAGACTTGCTCATAACGTGAATGGGTTATACTCCATCTGTGCTATTTGCTGCGGAGGTTTCGTAAAGTTACTTCTATTTTCGAGACCCACAGCGAGATACCGAAACGCATCTGCCGCATGTGACGTAAAATCATGCAACGGATGGTCTCTAAAAACTTTTCTACGTTCATCGAACTCTTGCCTGTACTGTTTTAAATAACCAACGCCTTCGCCACACTTATCTTTATCAAAGTGGCATTTAGGTATCAACATCCTTGCTGCGTTAATACCATCGGCTATCTTCATCTTAGGTATTACCCTAAACCTAATACCAAGGCTATAGGCTGTCTCTAACCTGGACTTACCGCTGCCTAATTCCCTAACCTCAATGTCATGCGGTGCTAAGTGGTCGCCATAAATGTATTCCTTCTTATTAAGAATATCCGCATAATGCTGTAGGCCAACACCGCTACTCTCGTAATAATCAATAACATTAACCGCACCACCTCGGAAAATCTGGGCGAACCAGATAGCTGTGGAATCGTTTATCCCCAAATCCCAAGCAGTATGCACAGGGTACATAGGGTCATAAGGAACTCTAGTAATACGTCCATCATCATCAGCAGCATCCAACAACTTGCCGTAGTAAGCGCCAATAATAGCAGCAGTAAACGAACACTCGTATTCCTGTTCATACTGTTCCGGTGTCATCTGCGTCCTGGCAGCGTCTAACTCCTCATCCTTAACTAGCCCACTCTCACTAGCCCGTACTATTTTATAATACCATTGTTCATTACCCTCCTCTGCCTGGTCTTTGGCAGTCTGGAATAAATCATAAAAGTGATTATGCCCTGCTGGTGTACCTAGAAATATAGCCGCACCCTCTCTGTCAGATAGTGCTGGCCTTACAACCTCCCCCCATACCCTTGGGTTCTGCATACCAAACTCATCGAACGCACACATATCTAAATAGATACCACGCAAACTATCTGGGTTCTCAGCAGACAACAGCATCAACCTACCGCCATTAGGAAAGTCCACACGCAGTTCTGTCTCATTAAAAGAAACACCTGGTATCACACCCGCATAGAATTTCACATAATCCCAAGCAATCCTCTTGGCCTGCGTAAAGGTAGGCGCTACAAACGCCACCCTTGGCCTTGGCAACTCACAAGTCAGGGCTTTCTTAATAAGTTCATTGACAGCCCACACGGTCTTGCCAAAGCGTCTGTGCATAACCAGCACGTTCCACCTTTTTAAACTGTTGTGCATCTCTGCCTGTAAGGGCCGAGGCTTATAAGGTATCTTAACTGCTTGTGCCACTGTCAGTCTCCCACAATATCCTAACTGTACCATCACTGACTTCTACGCCAGCACGGTTCTTAGCTTCCCCAAACTTCTCAGGCAGCACCTTGCCTACCTTCCACCGCACATGATGCGCATAGTCTCGCAGTACATTAGGGTTGTAATCCTTCCTACCATGCAACGCATCACCATACAAAGTATCCAACTCCTCTAAAGCCTTCTCCGCACTATACTGCTGTGCTTCCTTAACAGCGGCTGCAAACTCCTCATCCCTCTTGCAACGCTGGTAGAACGCAGTCCTGGACACGCCAGTGGCCTCGCATACGTCAACAATGCTATGCCCGTCTGCAATACTGGATATGATTATGTCTGTGCGCTGTCTGGTTAGCTTGGTCATGGTTACTCCTGTGTGTGTGCTGGATAGTAGTATTTAACATATATAAAGCAGGCCGCGCGCTGTCGGGTGTGCCGCCTTGCAAAACAGGCCCCCCATGCCTTGCGCTGGCGCGTGCTTTTGTTTTGCGTTGCGCGTGCGACTGTGGCCTGGCTGCAACACTGTGACATATTTGCAACACCTAACATTCTGTGATAGGCTCGCGGCGATTGCATTGCAGCGCGTGTCGTCCTGTGCTTTGTGCGTGTTGTGAAATGTAAATCAAACCCTTCCCAAAACAAAACCTAAACAATATCAACGGTTGTTTTTCTTATATATATAACCAAACTTTTTTCCAGTGTGTAAACTTTTTTTGCTATGG